CAATTTTGAATTTCGCCCAATCGGCGTCGCGCCCATAGGTGTTTAGCGCCTTAATCTGAGCATCAAGACGCTCCTTCTGTGGCCCATAAATGCGCGCCACTGCCGATGCTCCCATCACCCCCACCGCGGCCCGCGCCGCGCTGTCGAGCGCACTCATGGCGCTGCTGCGGATGGCGTTGAGCGCCGCTGTGGTGGCATCCGACTGTGCTTTAAGCGCCGCCAGCTTTTGCGTGAAGTAGTCTACGTATGGCCCCGCGCCACTGAAGGATCTGCCCGCTGCCGCCGCGGCCGCGGCGGTCGCCTGCACCGCCGCGCGTGCCTGTTCGGCGGTCATGCTGACGACGCCAAAATCCTCGGCGACCATTTTGGCGCTGGCGTCTGCCATTTTGGCTTGTTCGGTGAGTTCAATCAGGCCCAGCCAGTCCCCCGGCCGATCTTTCGCCAGGTTTTCCATGCTGTTGACCGCGGCTTCGGCGGCGTTGGCGATGTCTTGGGCAATGATCGCCATCGCTGGGCTGAAGAGTTCGCCCAAGGCGTCTTTGGCGTTTTGGATTGACGCATCCATGCGCTCAAAGTTGCTCGCCGCATCATCGCCTGCCCCCGCTTGGGCATCAAGCAGCGCCGTGCTGTTGGCGATCACCTGGTTGACCAGCGCCTGCTTTTGCTCCTGCTCGCTCAACTCCTCCACGCTTTTGCCCACGCTGGCGGCATAGGCCTCATTCGCCGCTGCGGCATCGACGACAATGCCCAAGTTGTCCAGGATCATCGGCGACAGCCGCCCGATCCCCGTCACAATATCGCTAAAGGCCTCCGCCGTGGTCAGCCCCATCGCCTTGGCGCGCGCCCCCGCCACTTCCAGCAGCTGCGCCATCTCATCGGCTGAGTCCGCCACCCCCAAGAGCATCGCACGGTTGGCGGCCAGCATCAGGTCACGATTCGCGATCGTACCGCGCGCCGCCTCATCCATTGCCGAAAGCATTTCATCGCTTGAGTCACCGGCTTGGGTGGCCAGCGTCTCAAAGGAAGCGCCCAGCCGTTCGACCTCAGCGCCGCCTCTGGCGAGATCAACAGCCGCTTGCCCAATCTGGACAATGCCGGCCGCAATCGCACCCCCTGCCAATGCTTTGCCGAGGTTGCCAAAGGCTTGATCCAAACCCTGCGCCTCAGCGCCAATCTGCCTGAGAACACCGGAGGCGTTGTTTTTGGCGTTGATCAGGATGTCGAGTTTGCTGGTGGCGGAAGCCACGGCTCACCTCAAGTTGTCAGCATATAGACAGATCGCAGCGTCAAAAAATAGGGTATGCTGCTCGGCGTCTAGGGCGCTATTTCTCCTTTTTTTCTGAGCCTGCTTGCTCGAAAAAAAGGCAACTTTGACCGCAAAGCGGTTCTTTGTTATGGTATTTTTCTCCTGCTGGTAGCCGTGCGCCCTAGACAAGCTGCACCGGATTATCGGCAGGAGTTTTTTTTCTGTTAAGGAAATTGACGTGAAAGCTTTTACCATCGCTCTGACTGTCGTTTTTGTCGCTTTTGTTATTCTGATCAGCCTCAACCGCGCCAGCGAGCCGTCGCCTACCCAGATAGCCGGTGCCGTTTCCTCAGCGCCGCGCAATCCAGCAAAACCCACTGATCGTTCGACACCTTCGGTTACTCGATTTTCGGTGCCCAAAACGCACTCGGTTCTCTACAAAGTTACGACTGGCGATTATGGTTGTCAGGCTATCGAAGCCACCTTCGAAATGGAACATGGCAGCGCCCAAAGAACCGTCGGCATCTGCCACCATGCCAAGACAGCGGAAGTCGCCACGCGTACAGCGCAAAGTGGCGATTTTTTGTATCTGAGTGTGCAGAACGATGACACCCATTCGCCGATCATCTGCGAAATCTACGTCGATGGCGTGCTGCTCTTTCAGACACAATCCTTCGGAAAATACAAAATTGCCTCATGTAGCGGTAGAGTCCCCTCATCATCCACGCTGGGAGCCCCCTGGGCAAAGCCTGTGTGGCATTCGACCATCGCCGCCAACATCTCCGAACTTGAAGCGTCCAGCCGTTCCACCTCGGTGCCGACGCCATTGCCGACGCCGCTGCCAACGGTTGCGCTGCCCACCGTGACACCCACGCCGCTCCCCGATCCCGACGGACTCTTTCTTGAGTGGCTGACCGCCCATCATTATGAATTCGTGGTTGATGTTCGTGATGGCAGTAAGCGCTATGAGGCCCCTGGATCAGAGATGGTCATTGATCTTGATCCTGACAGCGTGCTGGCATGGAACATGGCTTTCGACGGCACAGAAGAGGCGACCACCCTTCTTCGGGCGACCGACGCCATGATTGGCGTGATTGAGGCGCATGGCTTGGATGCTGAACCCATTCGTGCTGCGCTCGCCGCGCCTTATCAATTTCCCTTAACCCTCCAACTTCCTGGCTATATCTTTATGTTGGAAAATGAAGACCACGAACTGTACAAGACGATTCGCGCGCGCGTTACTTTTCCGGGATAGCCGCCCACGCATCCATCTGCGTAATCAGCCGCCACTCGTCGGCGTCAATTTCCCCTGGCTTGATCTTGCCCCCCAGGAATCGTCTGCGTTTCTGCTCAACTGCCTCCATCCGGCGAGCCAAAAGAGCGCGATGCAACCGGTTGATGTCCATCTCATCCAGTTCTTCTAGGGTTCTGCCTGGGAACATCGCTAATAACGCGCTGTCTAAGAGTGGTTCTGGCTCTCTAGGGCGGGTTCCGTCATCGCTACTGGTATACCTGACGTAACGAATAACTTCCGCCCTAAGGCGTTTCCCAGGTCTGCCAACGCCGACAGATGGCGCACCCACACCGTGCTAAACCACGTATAGAGGCGCGTGTCCATCTGCAAGGTGCGCGCCGGCGTCAGGTCGGAGGCTGAGGTAATCGCCTCGGCATCAACACAGGTCAAATGCACACTCAGTACTTTTGGGCGCAGGCAGGCCAAAAACGCATCCTCGGCGTTACTGTTCTCCTCATTCACGCCGCGCAAGCTTGCGCGGCTATCGTTAACACGATCGGGTATCGACGCCCAGATCGCTCGCACCTGCGCGCGGCTCCAGCTATCGCTCAACTCCACATAGTCGCCCACGAAAGCGGGATCATCGCAATCGTAGCGCATGATCATGCCCTTGCCGGCGCATTGTTGAGGCGCAGCGTCGCCGAAAATGCAATCTTCTCCGTCGCCGCCGTGTTGATGTTGTAGGCCGTCAAAAAGCCGTTGTTCGTCCAGGTGTACGTGACCAACTGCCCCGCAGGCCCAAAGGTCAGCACGACTGTGCGTTTGGCTCCCGTCAAACTATCCGGCCCCAAAATATCGTCGAGCGCCTTGCTCCAATCCCCCTCCAGTTGCAACTGGTAGCTGCCCAAACCGGCGATGCTCTCCTCCGCCGTACTCGTCAACACCGTCGCCTCCAACTCGGCAATCGTGTTGGTCAAATCATTGGTGTTGATGTACTGCGAGATATTCTGCGAGTTGTACGTTACCGTACTGTTCCCCGCGCCTTTTAAGGCCATGATTCCTCCTTGCTTATTCTGTCACCCCGCGCACACAGGCGACGAGGCTAAACTCGATAGCGGTCGCCCCGCCTAAGTTCGTGACACTGGCGCGCAGCCAGCGATTGCTTGCTCCTGCCCAACTCACCTTGTAGGCCCCAGGCGCAGAAACGGTAAAGGTTGCCAGATTGCTATAGGTGCCGCCCTGCGTGGTGGCGCTTTGGAGGGCAATCGTCGCCTCCAGCGCCGTCCCCGTGATGCTATGCACAAAAAGATAACCTTCGCCGCCTACCGTCCCCGCCACGCCAAAATCGACGCCCGCCAGCGGGCCGGTGGCCGCCACCTCACCGCTATGCAGCCGGTAGCCACGATGACCGCCTTGGCCCTGTCCCCACGAGCCGTTGAGCGTGATGATGCCCGTGGCCGGGGCCTGGATCTCCATCGACGCCCCAAAGGTGCTGTCCAACACATAGACCGGGCAATCTACCTCGTCGATGCCAAAGGCCGCCGCCACAAAGCAACCCTCCACGCCCAGACGGTCATAGAGTTCCTTCTCAAATGAACCCTCCTCGTCGACCTGGTTCATATAGCCATTCTGCTCGATCGAGATGCTGGGCAAGACCGGCGTATACTCCGCCGCCGTCGCACACAGCGTCGTGCAATCTTCCTCCGAGATGGCAGTGGTGACGGCAATCTCCGCCGTCTCACACGACAAATCCCACTCATCGACCAACAGTCTCGCCAGCGTGCCTTTGATTGCCATTACCCGCTCACCTCCATCGTCGCCAGGATCGCCTGCACCGGCGCTGCGCCATCGCCAATCGTGTCCTCATCGGTTGTGATCGTATAGCTGTCCAGCCATAATTTCTGGGCATTCTGCTCGATGGCCGCAGAGAGGTTGTCGATCAACTGCACCGTCAGCGCATCGTTGCACGCCTGCCCATTCAGATTGAGAAACTCCGACCAGATCACCACCTCCAGCGTCGCCGTCCGTAGGCCCTGCCCATAGGTCAACGTGAGGGTGCTCCGCGCCGGCGCAGGCAGCCGCACATAGAGCAGCGGCAACTGGCTGGCATTGACCAGGCGCGGGCGATAGGCCAAGGCCGTCTTGACCCCAGCCACCGGCAGCGCCGCACACAGAGCAATCAGCGTACCCAAAGGCGGCAGGCTCATATCACCAATCTCCGGTACGGGCGCAAGAGCATCAGCACATCCGCCGGAATGCGGCTTGGCGTCAGCGTGGCATTGCCGACGATGATGGCGCGGTCGAGGTCGTTGGCATTCTCACGCTGGCGATAGAGCCAAGCCGCCAAACGTGTCGTCGCCTGCACAATCGGCGCCGGCGGCGCCACACTGTAGGCCCAGCGCCCCAAAACGCCAATCGCCTGCTCTGGGTCACCGGCGTAAGTCCACGCCAGCCCGCGGTTGCGTTTGAGCGTCAAGGCATAGAAAGGGGCAAAGGCCGGTTCGGTCACCAGCGCATCGGGCGGTAGCACTTGCCCGTCGCCATTGGTCACCGCAGTCAGCAGCGCCAAATCCCCCCGCAGCCACAGGCGCAAACCCTCCACATCACGGATCGCATCAAAGGTATGCGTTTCGTCGGCGACCGAGACATAGGTGCGGTGCGTCTGCACATCAATCGTCGCCGAGGCATTGTCAAGCGCCATCGTCAGCAATTCATCGTCGTCGGTGTTGGCCGCGGCAATATCCAAATAGGCTTTGAGTTGTTCAAGCGTTGCGTAGGCCATGCTCAATCTCCGCGTTCACGTCTTTACCCAAGCTAATGCGTTGCACCGCCGAAGCAACAACGTCGTGCCAATCCAGATCCGGATCACTGGCAAAAACGGCCGCAATAAAATCAAAGTCGCTGTTGTAGGTCGCCGAGGTAAAGACATGGGCATGGCGCTGCCACACCGCCCGCCGCACAATGTAGGCCGAACAGCCAATCCACGACAAGACCGGCGGCTTATGCCAATGGGCGTCATCGGGCAGAATACCCCGCGGCCCATGATCCATTCTCACCATGATCACGTCAGGCTCATGTTCGGCGGCGATGGCCTTGCATTCGGCCACCAGCGTAGGCCGGATACAGCAATCGTCGTCATCCACAATCCAGATGTACTGCCCGCGCACATAGGGTGCAAGGTTGGCGAGCGCAGCCTGTGCCGCACCGATCCCTCTGCCTTCGCCATCGACCAACAAGGTCTGCTCCCAATCCGGGTCACTCTGCGCCGTCAGGCCGGCCATGTTGGTCATCAGCATCTGCGGGCGACGATAGCAACGGGTGAGCACCTGCAAGAAAGGCTGCCCCGCGGTCATGATCGTTTCTTTCTCGGCACCGCCGGCGCGGCCACGGCTTGCGCCAAAATCTCGACATAGCCCAGCGCCAGCAGTTGCTGGGCAAGCCGGTTGGGCAGCTCCACTTCGTCACCGGCCATCAAGGCCACGCCGCCCCCGTCCAAGAGCACATTGACCGGCTGCAGCACCTTGACTTTGCAGGTTGGGCCGTGGCTGTCAATTTCCAAGATAACCTCCTCGTTCGGATCCCCCAAATCTCTCAAGTGTGAGAGATTTGGGGGAAAATGTAGATGGCCGCAGCGCACATCAAAGCGCGCCAACTGGGTCACTCCCTGGCGCACGCAGTCCAAGGCAAAGGGCATATCGGGTGCATGACCCGCCGGGTCGCTGCGAAAGGGAATCTGCTCCAAAACTTGACGGCGCAGCAGCGTGCAGCCAAAGCCCACCCCCGACACCCGCCCCACGCCCAGCCGCGTCAGCGCCCGCAGCTCGGCCGGATAGCGATCCAGGCTCATCCCCAGCCCGCGCTCGCCAATGTACTGCCAGGCATTGAGACGCGGGTCGCTGTGGCGCAGCAGATAGGTGGCATAGACCACCGGCGCCGGCGCCGCGCACAAAAATTCGACGGCGTGCGCCGGCAGCACCATGTCATGTTCGACCGTCACCATGGCGTCATAGGGGCCGGATAGACACAGCTCACGCCCATAGTTATACTGCGCCAGCACGTTGCGCATATCCCGCCCTGGGTAGGGGTTGCACCTGCCGATCTCCCAAACGATCCAATGTTTCGTCTCCTGCGCTACGATGCTGCTCACCGTTGCGGCACGCAGGAGGTTGTCATAGGTCGGCGTGTAGAGCAGCAGGTGCAACCGGTCATTCATGGCGGCTCCAAAATTTAGATGCCACTCAAGCTTGAGTGGCGTGAATTAGATGCCACTCAAGCTTGAGTGGCGTGAATTAGATGCCACTCAAGCTTGAGTGGCGTGAATTAGGTGCCTTGCTGGGCGTACAACACGGCCTCCGATTGGAGAATTTTGTAACAGGTGCGGAAGTAGTAATGCAGCCGCAGCTGCCCGGTGATGGCGGCGCTGTAGGGGTCGCGGATAAAGGTAATGTCAGGCGCCAGGCGCATGCCCATATAGCGGAAGTTGCCAAAGAGCGCCACCTTATTGCTGGCGCCCAAGGCAGGCATCGCTGCACTGTTGTAGAGCGGATAGCCAAAGAGTTCGCGGCGGCTGAGCGCGCCTTCGCCATCGGGCGCGGTCGGCACAAACTGGAAGTTATTGCCCGTTTTGCCGCGGATGTTGCCCTCGACCGCCTTGCGCATCACCCAGGCGGCGCCGCTTTCATAACCACTCGGCAAGGCATAGACCAGTTCAGGAATGTCATCGGCGCTGATCGGCGTGGCGCCGCCGGTCCACGCCGCGCCCAGCGTACCCGCCGCCAACGCTTCGGTGACGAGCAGCGTATTGTGGGTGGCCGCCATGCCCTCGCCCACCCAGCTCGAGAGAAAGGACATGATGGCGCTGTCCTCATCCTCCATCAGCTCCCAACTGAGTTCGATGCGCTTGGTGTACTTGACCAGCGTCATCGGCGCCTGCGCCAGCACGGGCGCATCGCGGTCGGTGGTCGCTGCCTCGTTGGTGGCGACAAAGGCGCCGTCCCTGGCGCCCTCGATGGGCACATTGACCGTCGTCCCCTTGCCGGGGATCATCCTCACCCCCAAAGCCGGGTAGAGCGCCGATTCGCGCAACTTGGCGATGATGCCCTGGTAGTGGCCCACCGGCACCGCATAGCCGCCGTCGGCGGGCGTGCCGATATTCAGATCGGTATCGTTCGATGCCTTGAGGTGTTTGATGCCGCCGTCGTCGCCGGTGCGCAGCCAATGCACATAGGCTTTGGTGGCGTCATCGCCCAGCTTGGTCGCCTTGTTGACCATGGGAATGGCGATGTCCGCCGTCTTGAGGGGCTGCTTGTCGAGCCATTCCTGCACCGGAGCAAAGGCTTCGGCCACGGCGCTCTTGACCATGGCGTTGACATCGGGTTGGGTCGTCTCTTCGACGACTTCTGTTACTTCTGCCATAGGTGTCTCCTCTTGAATTTCTTGCCGATGCAAAGCGGGTTTCTCTGGCTCCTCGCCTTGCACCGCGGTTTTGCTGTCCGCCTCCGGCAAGAACGACAGGTAAGCAGGGTCTGCCGCAGATAATGACTTAATCAGTTCCACGCCCAATGTGCGCGGCTCGGCTGGGGTGGGCGTCAATGACAACTCGACAATCGGCCACTGCGTGATGCTCTTGCCCTCACGCCGCGTCAGATGGCCGACGCTGCCGCTGCTCCAGCCCAAGGCGCCCTGTTCGACCAGGCGCAAGACCATGTTGACATAGGATTTGCTGCGGTCGAGTTCGGCCTCCACCCACAGCCCGTAGTCGTCCGCCTCGACCAGGCTGGTCTTGCCGATCACATGCTTGACCTCGCCCAAACTGTGGTCATAGAGCACCAGCTTGGTCGGCGCCAGGTCGAGCATAAAGTCGGTCTCAGGGCCAAACGATTCGCCCTCCAAATCGGCGCCGCCAAAGATGACGCCGTAGCCGGCGACGGTGGCTTTGTCGGCGGTCAGCGCCTTGATGTGGACGACGGTGTTTTGTTCTCTCTCCACAGTTACCTCCTAACTCGCCAGGGCGCGGTCGACGGCGCTCTGGAAGTCACGCAAAATCACCGGCTCCTGCTGGCGTACCGCCTGCAAATCGGTGTGCCAGCCTGTGGCTCGATGCGCTCTGGTTTGATACAGATAGCTCTGCACAAAGGGCACATAGGGAACATTTGACCCCACTTTGCCGACAACGCCCGCGTTTGAACTGCTCACTTTGACCATCCAGCGCCTGCCCAGTATGCCGGTTCTTACGTACTCGCTGCGCGCCGGCGATGGCGGGTATTCCTGCATAAAACGCTGCACGCGCAAGACCCCGCGCTGCATCGGCGGCTCTAAGGTCTTGACGGCGGCAGCCGCGCCCAATTTGCGGTAGAGCTGCTCAAGGCCGCGCACCTCAATCGACACGGGAACCCTCTGGGCCGGGAACCCACTGGGCCGGGAACCCACTGGGCCCAGAGGGCTCCCCGGCTCCCCGGCTCCCCGGCTCCTCCACCACAGGCCGCGCAAAGCAACGGCATCCAGGATGGGCGGGCAGTCTATATCCGCCGGCAAACGTTCCCCGCAAGGGCGCACGCTGCCCATGCAACGGCCCACAGGTTGGACATACGCGCTCGTCTCTGACGGTAGCCCATTGCATCTCCTCGACCACGCCGCTCTCCTCATAACCGAGGGTCGATCCTTCCGCCGCCGCCCGCGTCGTTTCCGTCTGCGCAATCAGGCGCGCCCGCCTGCGGCCAAAAGTCGGCTCCAATTCCTTGACCAGATCGGGCAGCGTGGTGCGCTCTTTGAACCAATCATCGACCGCCTGCTGCAAGCGTGCCTGCGTGGTCGTGTTGATGCCCTGCACCAGTTCATAGCTGTACTGGCTGGCCCAGCGTGCGGCGTGGGCATGGGCGAGTGTCCACTCAAAGCCATAGCCGATCTGCTCCAACGTATCGAGCGCTACCGTCACGCCCAGGCTACTGCCGCTCTCCAAATTGCGGCGCAAGGCCTCACGCACCGGCTCGCTGGTGGCCGTCACCTGGTGCGGTGCGGCGCGGATCACCTCGTCGCTCGCCCCGTCGGGTAAGAGCGTATGCAGTTGCTCGTCAAAGGCTTTGGCTAACTGGCGTTCCATCTGCTTCTCGATCTGCTGGCGGATCTGCTGCTCCGCCTCATCATCATCCGGGTCTAGCCGCAAGAGCAGGGCCTTGAACCAATCCAGGTTGATTTGCTCAGGGATAGGGAAGTGGAAAGGGCGCATCGTCCGCGCCCGCGTCCTCCCTCTCACCCCATAGATCACGCGCGACCATCACGCTCGGCACCATGTCGATCTCGACCAGCGCCGCCACCTTTTGCTCACGCGTGAGGATGCGGCTGGCAAAACGGTCTACGTCCGGCTCCTTCTTGCCCTTGGCCCAGCGCTGCAAACGGCGCACCTCCTGCTCACGCTGGTGCTCTTCGTAGCCGGATGGGGCCGGCAGTTGGGCGGGCTGCGGTGGCTGCCGGCGCGCCATTTGCGCCTCATTCTGCTGCCGCTGCAACTCCTGCTCCTGCGCCAATGGCTCGTCCAGCATCTCCGGCGTCACGCCGTCGGGCAGATTCAGCCCCACCAGTTGGGCGGCAATCGATGGCTTGACCTTGGCGTTGACATAGAGGCTATAGGCGGCGGCGCGCTGCTCCTCATCCTCCTGCATCGCCGAGAGGCGTTCGGGCTGAAACTCCAAACGCAAGCCCACCGGCGCAAACAACTGGCGGTTGAGCGTGCGCTGGATCAATCTGCTTTCGGGGATGATGCAGTTGGTCAAAAAGTTGATCTCATCCTGCTGCGCCGTGGCATAGTTGGCGGCATCGGCGGCGACAATGCTGTGGGGCACGCCCAAGGCCGTGGCAATCGACTGGCGGCGCTCCAGCGTCAGATCGTTGTTGGTCAGCGACTCCAGCCCCTCGCCCACCACCACCGCCTCCAGCTTGCCGCGGATCGCCGCCGATGACCATGCCTTTTTGACGCCGCTAAAGAAACGTTTCCACCACGCCTCGATCTTCTGTAACTGGTCGTCCATCGTTTCCGGGTCAACCGAAAGCACCGTCGCTTTGATCGCACCGCGCGCAAAAAAAGCGCCGGCAAAATCGTTCATGTGATCCAGCACCGCGGCATCGGCGCACGCCGCCTGTACCGGAGGGATGCCCGGCTCCAACTCGCTGAGGGCGTTGGGCAGGCGAAAATAGATGATGTCGTCGGGCGTGTAGAGGGTATTGGCCGCGCTGGATGGGGCCCCACCCACATGGCCCGTGATAAAGCGGCGGAAAGCGCGGATGCCGACTTCGGCATCATAGAGCGGCTCGACGCTGTCGGGCGCAAACCAGCGTAGACCCAGCGGCATGTTGCGGGCGTTGCGCGCCTTGAACCAGTAGGCATAACCGCATAGGCAAAGCGCCGCCTCGGTCAATTCCAGCAGCTCGCCAAAGTTGTCCATAAACGGGTAGGCGCTCAACTCCTCCTCATCGCTGAGCACCTGCCGCTTGCCCTGGAAGATCGCCCACGGCATCGAGGCCACGCGGTCGGCACGCAGGTTGACACACGCATAGAGCCAGCCCACCGCGCCGTAGAGGCGGCGCGGCGTCTGCTCATCGCTGCCGAAGTAGGCGCCAAAGACGCTGTGCCACTCCTCAGCGCTCCACATACTGAGATCTTTGGATTTGATCGTGGCCCCGTCAAAAAGGGTTAGGCGGTTCATTGGCGAGTGGCCTATTTTCACGTCACGCAAGTTTGCGTGACATGCGTTCACGTCACGCAAGTTTGCGTGACATGCGTTCACGTCACGCAAGTTTGCGTGACATGCGTTCACGTCACGCAAGTTTGCGTGACATTCGATGCAGCCAAGG